GACGCACTATCTATAGTAACCTTGCGATGGTTCGCGCCTGTTATAATAAAGAAATGGGTACAATGAACTTGAACGAATACAAAAATCGTGTGTATGATAGATAAAATTTTGGCAAATATTATCAGGAATGAAGTTCCCACGGATACCGTGGGGATTTTGTTGTCTGGAGGTGTAGACAGTCTAAGTCTGGGTTTTGCTGCTTATCGTCTTGGTAAAAAAATTACTGCATATACTTTTCATCTGGAGGGTGATAAGTCTTATGACGCTTACAAAGCTGAAGAGGTCAGTAAAGAATTTGGATGGGAATGTGAGACAGTTGTTGTTCCCACCACAAATCTAAGGGAGGACTTTCTTCGTCTTGTAAGAACTTATGATTGTAGAAAGAAAACTCACTTTGAGTGTACTTTTCCTTTTCTCTACGTCTTTCCCCACATCAAAGAATCTTATCTCCTCAGCGGTATTGGTGCAGACGGATACTATGGTGTGAGTAAGAAAGCAATCCTTCATTTCAAAGAACCAAAAGAGAAATTTGATCAGTTCAGACGTAATTACTTCATGCATTATAATGTGACTGGATTTCGTCAAATAGAACAGTTGGCTCAAGAAAAAGATATTAGTCTTGTACACCCTTACATCTATCATGATGAAGTAAGAAATTACTACTTCAAGTATGATTGGTTTGAATTGAATCAACCTAGACAGAAACAGGTGGTGAGAGATGCATTCAAAGAAGAATTTGACAGGGTTACCAGTGTCAAAGATCACATCAATCTTCAACTTGGTTCCAACATTGATCACTTGTTTGAAACACTCTTGAATGATGAGATGCTAAATAATCGTAAAAGGAAGAGAGTGATGGATCTCGCTTCTGACTATGCTTCTACCGGATCAAGTACATTACCCTTATGAAATTACCATACAAATTACAAGATGTGTATGACGGTGAGGCAAAAGCCAAGTTCACTGTCATCTCCACCTTCGCTGGTGGTGGTGGATCTTCTACGGGATATCGTCTTGCAGGTGGTAAAATCCTGTGTATCAATGAGTTTGTAGAGGAAGCAAGGAACACATATTCAACAAACTATCCCTCTACACCCATTGTTCCTGATGATATCAAACAACTGGAAGGTAAAGATTTCCTAGAACTGACTGGTCTCAAGGTTGGTGAGTTGGATATCCTTGACGGGTCACCACCCTGTTCCGCATTCTCTGTTGCTGGGTCAATGTGTCGTGGTGAGGGTTCTAAACACTCTGATGGGTGGGGTAAGACAAAATCATATTCAGACGGTAAGAAGGTAGAGAACATCGAAGATCTATTCTTTGAGTATATTCGTGTTGCCAAAGACATCCAACCCAAAGTCATCGTGGCTGAGAATGTCAAAGGGTTGACAATCGGTGAGGCAAAGACTTATTATGCTAAGATTACCAATGCCTTTGAGGAGATTGGTTACCTCGTCACATCTAAAGTGATGAAGTCATCTCACTATGGTGTGGGTCAAGCCAGAGAACGACTGATCTTTATTGCTGTCCGTCAGGACATTGCTGACAAGATCGGTCTCAATGTATTGACTGTATCATCACTGTTCCCTCCCACATCATCTAAGGATACAACCATCGGTGATGTTATCGATGGTGTTGATAATGATCCCGAGAACATTCAAGCCCTTACAGATCACATGGTCAAGAGTGGTATCTATCGTAAGGTTGTTAGTAAGATGCCAAAAGATCCTAAGAAGATCTTATCTGGTATGGATTATCATGAGAAAGGACACTGTTTCAATACCAAAAGAGCATCATTTTACAAACCATCTCCTACATTGACAGCCAGTGGTGGTCTGATCCACTGGAATGAGGACAGGGTTCTGTCGGTCCCTGAACTCAAAAGGATTCAGTCTCTTCCTGATGACTTTGTTCTTACAGGATCACACTCACAACAAACTGAACGAGTTGGTAGAATGGTCCCACCCTTGATGATGAAGGCAATTGCAGAGAACATTTACAAAGAGGTTCTATCACAACTATGAAAAAGAATGAGAGAGAAGAACTGATGTATGATGTTGCTGTGGCAATGTTGAAAAACATGTCACCGGGTAGTGTATTTCAGTTTGCTGTAGATAGACAACTACATCTTATGGAACATTATGATGATGATAAACTGAAACAAATACTGAAACAATACAGTCCCAAAAAGAAAACAAAAGGAGGAGGATTCTAATGAAACTATTGACACTTGAAGATTACAAAAAGGCTGGTGATACTTTCTGGGAAAAATACTGGTATGTGTCCAAAGAACTTGGTGAGGGTTCTAAGACTGAGGATATCCTGAAAGTTATGGAAGCACTCGGAAATATTGCTTTGAAACTTCGTGAAGAAGATGATGACAATTCACCATTTGGATTTAACAAACTAAAGTCAACTGCCGATTACTAAAATAAATATTGGTAGAAGAAAAATACATATGCTTTCTACCCAATACAGACTTCGATTAGAGTTTATCTGTAAATGTATTGCAAACGGGGAAGAAGTTAAGCTAGACGATATGGTATGGGCCCAGAAATTAGCCAAGGCCAATACCACCGCAAACGAGATGTTACGGAAGGCACGTCGTCAAGCAACTCAAGATATTGAGGAAGGTTCATTAGATGATTTTATGAATAGGATGGGACTAGGAGATCCCGACCCATCCAATCATAAAACGGGATTTAGTGACACAGATGAAATGGTTGAATGGTTTCAACGAGACAAACCTGATGACTGGAGACAACGTGACTAACGATTTTTTAGACAACCTTGGTGCTGAACAGTATCAAAAAATGCACAATGATAAGAAAGTGACTGAGATCGATAAGATCACACCAGAAACCTATGAGAAGATGAACGAAGAGTTTGTCGAAGAAGGAACTATGGTAAGAATCAAAGTCCCTACACAGGATGAAATTGATAAGTGGAAGAACTGGATAGTTCCAGATCAACTTGAAAGAACTGTGAAGCCCACAGATATGGTTCAGGATATGTGGGATGCCATCGGAGGAAGACCATGAGTATTTTGGGAGTCTGGGAAAGACTACAAGACATCTCAAGAGAACTCAAAGGAGATCTTAAACTTATAACTACTAAAAATAGTATGGGTAAGACCACTAAAAAGGTCGTTATCGAATACGAATACGAGGAAAAGTAATGCAGGCAGTAGTCTACACCAACGGAAATCAAGAGAGTGAGAGATTGAGTTCTCTTCTCAAGAGATTGGAGATTGACATCCTTGAGTATCGATTAAACAATCACTTCTCTCAGAAAGCATTTGAATCTGAGTTCGGTAAGAATGCTGAATATCCACAGTGTGCATTAGACTACAAACACATTGGTGGTATTAAGGATACCTTGAATCATCTGAAGAAGGAAGGATTATTTGAGTGATCACTTTTGTTAATTATGTCACAGCTTTTTGGTCTGTGGTTGTGATGAATTGTATTCAACCTGTAAATTGGAATAATTGTAAGGATTTAAATGAATGGTTAGTCCCTGGTATTAGAGAGGGTGTTGAGATATTATTGAACCCATCTACAATATATCAGAGTGAGAGGGACTACCTGGACAATATAAATAAAGATAAGAAAAAGTAAATTGTAAAAAGATGTCTTCATCAATGCGTAACTTTGTGGAAGCTTATGCTGCTGTCCATAACAACGAAGCAAAGGAAGAATTGACTTCTTCTAGAGATTGTATCTCTGAAATGAATCTTTCTGATCTGACTGACACAGATCTTGATGAGATTGTAGAACAGGTTCTGGAAGTAATGTTCTCTCAGGGTCACACCGTTGACTCTGCACATGAGGTATTCAGTGAAGCTTTTGAAGAATCAAGTATTACCGGAAGACAGAAGAAGATTGATAGGCTATGTGAAGCTCTGAATAGAACATTTGGTGTGATTGATTCCAAGGCATCGACTGTTGCTCTGGAAGAGTTTGCTAAGTATAGAAATAACAAGAAACTCCAAGAGTCCTGGTCTGCAAGATTCAATCAGGAGAGGAGAATCCAGAGAGCA